AGCTTTCTCGCATCGTTCCTTGATTGTCCGTCGCGTTTCTTCGCGTTGTTCCTTTAGTCCAACGGCAGGCAACGCGAACATGTACCCGTCTGCAAGACTATGCGACTCTACAACGTGCTGCGTCTCTACTAATGGCGGCAAAATAAACGCGTTATCGTAAAACCCTAAATCAGAAGGGTTGCGCACTGCTCTTGCCCATGAGCAAATCCAACGCCAGAACGGTTCCTCGGCGTGTCCTTTAAGTCTCCATTTCGTTGCAGATGTAAACCGTCCAGCACGGTTTGTTGCGCAGTTGTTTTGATCGTTCTTGAAGAACTTCGACAGCATGTCCATGTAGCCAAGTCCGCCAAGCGCCTCCGAGCTGGTTCCTAACTCTATGAAATCATTCGGCGCTGCAGTTGCGGTTGCAAGCAATCGGTACGGAACTTTACGCATGAAGCGAGTGATCTCATCCTTTCGCGTTCCGTCGAAGTTCTTCAGAATGCTCGACTCATCGCATACAACTCCTTGGAAGTCGGTATGGTTGAACTTGTGCAACTGTTCGTAATTCGTCACAGTGATCCCGCGATGAGCGGTCCCATCATGCGATACGCGCGCCTCAATTCCGAACTTATCTCCTTCTTTGATTGTTTGCTGTCCTACTGCCAAAGGCGTTAAAACCAGAACGTTCCCATTGGTTTTTCTGCATACATTCTCGGCCCACGTAAGCTGAATTGCGGTTTTCCCAAGTCCGCAATCAGCAAACATTGCGGACCTGCCTTGGCGACATGCCCAATCAACTAGAGATTGTTGGAAGTCGAACAGAAACGAAGGCATTAAAACCGGAGAAAACCCGTGATCATTTTTAATATGTGATTTCTTGTGTAAGTATTGTGTGTACTCGTTCATCATGTCAGTACACGACCGCCTGCATTTTCCGCGCGTCCTCGCTGTACACTGTCGGGCACATCTTCACCAACGCGTCGAATATCTTTGCGTAAGACCCGCTCGCGTGCCCGTCTGGAGTCGCGCAGGAATCAAGCGCTCGGCTCAGTACTTCATACCGTTCGCGCTCTGTCATGTCTCCTACGGTGTCATCGATGGCAATTGTTTTGAGAAGTTCAGCGCAGTTAACACTGCGAGCAGACGTTATCGCTTCTTCTCTAGTCCTATAGGAGTACCCAAACGATACGTGCCCTAGACGATTCCGGTACATATTAACCCAATGAATCATGGTGCGAATTCTCCGAAGATGTCAAGTTGCGTAAGGCCCGGTATGGCGCGCCTAATCTTCCGTGCATAAGTTCGGCGTAAGACCATAGATTTATGGAAGGCATGTGTTCGATCCACAGATTCGTCAAACCAATTAGACCCGCCATCCTGCACTCTGCTTGCGTTTTCCTTAATGTCATGAATTACAGCCTCAAGCTCAAAGAGGTCAATTTGCGCGATGGAATCAGACTGGCCTGCTTCCATCTGCCGTTCTAAGTCTGCTGACAGTTCGTCAATCCGTAGCCTGCACTTGCGCCCATCGATACCGAGAAGCGAGCAGCAGTAAAGGTATGAGAATGACTCGTATGAGTCACTTCTAACCCATGCTTGGATGTCGCAGGTTTCGCTGATCTCGTCTAGCAAGTAGTCCAGCCTGTCAACCGAGAATTCGCCAGACTCCTTAATATGGTCTATTTCATCCAGTGCTTTATGGTAAATGCGCCAATCAAGCATAGCGCGTGTGAATACAGCGGCGACAAGTTGCCGCTGTAGGGTGTCAGAAATGATTTCGTAGTCTGTGTCCATTGGTTGTTATGCGTACAAGTTTGCGTTAGTCCATCCAGCCATCCATGCTTTCAACTCTTTAACCGTTCGCTGGTCAGAAACTTTGCGGCCTTTCAAAAGTTCTTGCATTTCGCTGTCTAGTGCTGGAGCGTTGATACCTTTCGCAAAGGCAAGCATTCCAAGAAGTTTCGCGTGTTCTGTTTGTGCTTTCATGGCTGGCTCCGGGTGGCTGTTTTGCTAACGTGGAGCTATTGTTTCACGCCAAAACAGCCATGTCAAGAAAAATGTGGCAGACTTTACAAATCACACACGCCAGCAACGCAAGCAAGTTGCTGTTGCCCCGTCGTCTGGTCGTCTGTCTCGTACTCGCTCAGATTGTCCCAATCAATCAAAGGCATGGCCGCGCTCAAGCGCTCGTACTCCTCGCGTGTGATCTCTTGGTACGGTGCCTGCTGGTAGGCGTGGTCGCTGTGTGGGAGGAACGACACGCCAGACAATATGTCGAAGTGTTGCCACACCCATGCGCCAACGTCCATCCATTCGTGTTCTCGCACATACACGGTAATTGATGGCTTGTGTTCGCACCAATGCAGTTGGTACGTCTTCCATAGCTCCAGCTGCTCAATGGCGGTTCTGTCGTCGCGGAACACGCCGCCAGGTGGTGCCTGCATTGGGAACGAGAATACAAGCGTCGAGTCCGGGCGACTAACATCTGGCTCGCACGGTACGCCAGCGTCTCGCATCATGGTTGCGAGCGGATCTTTGATATCAGCGCGCACTGTCCTGATGTAATACGGTGCATAGCGCGGGTGGATTCCGCTTGCGCTGTCGACAAGCTGCGATACCGTTCCGGATGGCTTGACACACGTAATGGCAGTCGATTGATTGATTCCGAGTAGCTTTGCCCACTTTTCGTTTGTTTCGATGGCGTGTTGTTTCAGTGCCTTTAATAGTTCGTCGAGGTCGTTCCAGTCTTCACCGGAATCGAACGAATACGACATTCCTCGATTGTCCATGATCCCGGTCAAGCTTACTCCTAAAAGCCGTTCCTCCTCGCAGTTTTCGCGCCATTTCTTGCTGACGTATTTGAAGTTTGTCAACGTGGACTGCAGCGTGCCAAGTATGGCCGCAACTTCTACTTTATCAATCAAGTCGTCTATGTCGTCTTCAGGTCTAATGACTACTTCGGTCAGGTTGCACAGCTGTTTGCTTCTCAAAACGATCTCCGAGCACGGGTTAGTCCCGAATCCTACATACCCAAACTCCTTTCGTCGGTCAGGTATCAGCTTTTCAGCTGCCTGCCGATTGAAGATTCCGCGTTCACCTGACTTGCTCTCATATAGGCTTAGCCATTCACGCATAAAAACGCCGATCTCTGGCCGTTCGGTATAGCACGCGGAATTGTTAGCAAGCCCCCTCTCCGGGTTATCTACCCACCACTGCCCGGACTTAGCCGCGCGCATACGATCATCCGACAAATTCGACAAGCTTATAAGGGCTGATCTACGCACTCCACCAACAACGACACACTCAGCTACCTTGCACACAAAATCGTGGCACTCAAGCGACGACAGACGCCTCCCTGCGGCTTTCTTGAATAACTTGACTGCATACGTGAAAACATCTTCAAGCGGGCCAGGTCCAGACGCGCGGCCGCCGAATGTTTTCAGCCGTGAACCTGCTTTGCGGACGTTCGACGTATCCCACTTCGGGATCTTTCCGTTATACAGCAACGCGATCAGTTCGCGCAGCGAAGACGCCCATCCACGCTTGGAATCGCGCACGACTATCACGGTGTCGGTATGGTGCAGTTCGTCCGGTATTTGCGGCAGTTGCGAAACGTATTGACGTTCGACTGAAAAACCTACGCCGGTTCCATTCATCAACACATAAAGCACTTCGTCAAACGCGTGCGGTTCGTCAATCGCGCGATAGGCGCAGTTGTAGCCGGCGAGTTCTGATTCTTCCAGGGCTTTTCCTGCAGTCATCAGAGCACGCATGGAAGGCATGACGCGCAGGTTATAGATTGAATCGCGCAGTCTCGCCCATACGTCGCGATCAATGTCTGGAAACCGACCGAAGAAGAACGCGATGTATCGGTCCACAGTTTCCTCCCACGTCTCGCGCCTGCCTAGTTCATCAGACCATCGCGCATAACGGGATAAATGGATGTATTGTTGGTATTGCGTAGCCAAAGGATTCATCTGTGCTTATGCTCCGATAATAGTTGCGTCAAATTCACTGCGGATAAACTGAATGTCTGGGTTTGCTAAGTTGTCGCGATCCAGTCCGGTTTTGCTTAAGTGTTCCAGTTCCCATGACGTGTAGGCTTGCGCGCCTAGTTGGTAGCCGTGCGAGTTAAGGAACTCAAGCCCGTCATTTGTAACATACTCGACTTCGTTATCGTGTGTTCCAACTAATTTCGCGGGCACAAGTGCGGGTATGAAGTTGTGCATCTCGCATCCTGACTTCTGTAGATCAAGCGGTAGGTTATCTGTGCCGTTAGAAAAATGCGGATGATGACACAACCACTTCGCGCCAGTTCCTTTCGTGTCAGGCTTTGCAAACCGACAGTTCCGGCAATTAGCCGACGGTAGTCTTTTTCCCCAATAAATGGCGCGCGCATCCTCGCTCAAGAACTTCGATTCGTACCAATTCTCGTTGGGCCACGACGACGCTGGCGGTTCGGTTGCGGTAATGATTCGCTCGGCCTTGATAAGCAACGCCTCCGCGCGCTGCGCATCGTATTTGACACGCTCAATGTATAGCTCTGAATTGTCCTTGCAATACGCGACAAACAACGCGCGTTCCATTCCGGTGCATCTCATGTAGGACTGGAGCTGTCCGTAGTATTCCGACGACCATTCGCGGACGCCTTTCTTTTGCAGGTCAGTGAATCGTTTGAGAGATACCGACTTCGCCTCGAACACGTGCCACGTCTTCGGAGCCTCTGGAATCCCGCGTATCGCGCCATCCATCGAGCCGCAGAAATGCCCGCCGATCTCTGCAAAACGGAACTGATTTCCGCCTGCGTCTTTGTCATGCAACTCGACGCCTGGTATGTTGCGCAGCAGTCGGATAATTTCATCCTCAATTAGGTTTCCCATCGAGAAGATACGCAGCGTGCGTGCGCTGTAATCGTTTGGAAGACTCCAGCGGAACGACAGCCACAACGACCGTGCGTCTTCCTTTCCGATTTGCGACATCCCCAAGTGACCACGCGACTCATCGCGCGGCATGTGCGCGTCGATGGCTTGTAGCGTGGTGTCTTTGAATAGTTCTTCTTCGTCGTTCATGATTTATACAACCTGCAATGCTGGTTCACCTGAACTGTAGTCGTCGTCGTATAGTTTCGATAAAGCTTCGTGCTTTCCGTAGTACCATTCGATGTGCGCGTTTAATTTCAATCTCACTTCCGCAAGTCCTTCGGCATCATCAACGCCTCCCTCGTACCCATTCAAAACAACGCGAATATCATCCGGGTATGCTGACAATTTCTCGCGTAACTCTTTCACGTTCACTTGTATTCAACCACCAAAACATCATTGTACTTTGTAGCGTAATCAACTGTAATTGACTTAACGGGCTTAAGCGTAACGCGCCCGTCTGATATCAATCCGTAGGCATGAGGTACGGTTGACGGTATAACAGAATCCCCGGTTATGTCGTGCCATTCCTTTGCGGCCTTTTGTCCTAGCCATCCATCCGAGCCAAGCATAATAGCACGCGTGAAACGGTCAAGACCTGAGTAATAAATGATCTGCAAATAGTCGCGACCGTTCTTTGATCGCTTTGGTATTGCAAGCACTCTTTCAACTTCAAAAGTCGCAATCTGCGGCACGTGTACGCCGCTTAGAATAGGAGCTGTGGATGCTTTAAGATGTACAATTGATGCGGGTTTAGGGAACTCATAGCCGCACTGTATGCAGACTGTTGCGCCACACGCATTATTAGCCGCGCATTCAGTACATATCTTGTGCTGTTGTTGTCCTGACTTGTCTTTGCGTTGCTGTTCAGGTTTGCCTTTGATCGCGTCAACAGGACCAAGTGTTTGAACTGTGTCGGTAAAATCTGCAAAGAGACAATCCGTTTTACCGTCACAGACACGCATCCCACGCCCAGCAATTTGTACGTACAGAACCGGGCTTTTGGTGTTCCTAACTAGCGCGATAAAGTCCAGTTCCGGTGCATCGAATCCAGTGGTCAGGCAGCATACGTTGACGATGCACTTTATTATCCCGTCTCGGAATTCTTTGATGATACGTTCACGCTCGGCTTTTGGTGTTTCTCCGGTTACAACCAAGCATAAAACCCCATGATTTCTCAGTTCGTTACGCATGTGTTCAGCATGCGCAACCGTAACGCAATACACAAGCCACTTCCGCCGGTTACGTCCAAGCCTGCAGATTTCCTCCGCTATCTTTTTGGTTGTGTCCGGTTGGTCAATCCGTCGGGCCAGGTCAGAAACAACGTAATCACCGCCACTGGTTTTAACTCCTTCGCCGCTGATGTGAGTGCTAGTCGGTGCATTAACTAGCGGCGCCAGGTATCCCTCATCGAGTAGTTCACGCATGTGCAGGCGCGATGCGATGTCGGTAAACAGTCGCTCGCTTCCATCATGCAGCCAAACGCCAGTGCCTCGAAACGGAGTGCCCGTCGCGCCAACGACTCGCAGGTTAGGCGATATGCTCTGCAGAGTGGCGATTAGATCACGGTACATTCCCTGCTGCTTACGTGATACAAGGTGGCACTCGTCAACGATGACTAGCGCAAAGGCCCATAGATCCTCGCCAGCGCGATATAACGTCCCAATGGTGCCTATGATAACGTCCGTGTCTTTATACGTCTCCTTGCGTCCTAGAGAGGCGCTGCAGACACCAATCCTAAGTTCTGGCGCGATGGTTTGCAGTTTGTCTAGGTTCTGTTCGCATAGTTCCTTGGTAGGCGTTATCATCAAAACCCTGGAAGCAGTCTCAAACCCTAGCGCAGCGTCTAGGCATATCTGCGCGAGCATAACGGATTTGCCACTTCCAACGCTCGCGTCGATGATCGGGTTTCCTGTTTTGTTTTTGCGAAACCAATCATAAAGTTCCGCGATCACTCGCTTCTGATTTTCTCTTAAGGTTATCATGTTCTAGGCGTTTGGTATTCAGTCCGGCTTCGCGTATTTCTTCTATGCGCCGTCCGCATCCTTCGCAATGCGTGCGTGCCTTATTTAGTCGGCACTTATACACGCATTGTGATTTCATTTAATCGTCTCCCGTATTGCCTCAATGCAGTTATGCGCGGTCCAGTTTTGCCGGTCCATGTCACCAATGATCCTCTCGCAAATACCAGCGCACTCCTCCCGCGCGGATCGGTCAACTGCGTTGACTATCTCTCTGGCAATGTCTGGCGTTATCGGATCACCCCAATTAACGCCTTCCGGTAAAAGTTTGCACAGATAACCGAAGTTCATCACATCACCATCGCGTTCTTTTGCTACTGCCCTCGCCGCATTCAGCCACACATCGTCATCTCGTTTCCATTCGTCTTCAGTCATCACATCACCTCATGTTGGTGGAGCGGGCAGGATTCTAACCTGCGCACGCTGGCGGCCATCTTTCGCGTGCATTCATACCGCAGTGCAGCCATCTCGCTTCGCGCGATCCGCTCCGTAATCACTAAACTCCTACCTCTCCCACGGCGCACGAGCGCCATTCGTTTGCGGTTGTGGTGGTGCCGTTACAGGCGCGCGCTGTTGCTGTCTCGGCGCTGCCTGCTGTGCTTGTGCATTGCTGGCTGGTAGGATCGCTTTAATGCGATTCTGCGCGGCGTATTGCCCGGACTTGTCTTGTTCCACTGCAACCTTTGCAGCCACACGCTTTCCAATCGTTGAGCGGATCAGTCCCATTGTAGTGGGCTGGTTCGTATTGATACCGACCGCACCGAGAAGAGAAGCAATTGTTTTCTTGCCAATCGACACCGCAGTTTCGTTCCGGTTCTGGATGTTGATGTTCTCAAACAATACACGGTTGGCGTGCGGTCCATCAGAAATGTCAAACCGCGCCTTGATGTATTTCCCGGTCCCGTCCTTGGTGTCAGTCAAAGTGAACTCGACAGGCACAACGTTATAAGTGCCCGCGGGGATTGGCTGAAAGTCCTGCGCGACTTCGGCAGTCGAAAGATCCAAACCCAAGTCGAAATCGTCGTCTTCGTAAGTAAAGCTCATGGTTATCAATTATCTCAGTTAGTGAAAGTAAAGTCTACCAAATAACTCAGGCAATCGAAGCCTGGTAGTTTTCCCAAAACACGCCGAAATCTAGCGGCATCTTATCAGGAAGTCCGAAGCGGTTCTTGGCATCATATGATGCGGAACGCGTGGTATAAAGGTATCGGTCCCCGTAGCTGATACCGCGTTTTACCGTCTGCAGTCCGTCTTTGCTGCTCTTGACGACCGTCTCGTAGTTCGCGAAGGCTACCACGTCGGCCCATTCGCACAACTTCGGCCCGTTCATTTTGTCGAGCTTAACTCCGTACTTTTCATACGGTTCGGCGGTCGTCGGGTCGTCAACGCGGAGTTTGGCTGCGTGGCCGATGACGATGACGTTCATACCTTTGGACCACAACCAATCCAGGCCGGACAATAACCCGTCGAATTTCTCGCGGGCGTAGGCGTAGCCTTTTCCGTATCCTGGGTCCTCGATGCCTGCCCAACCTTTCTCCCTGCATACCTCCTCTCGAATCAGTGCCTCCGCAAAGTCGATTGAGTCAAGATTGACGGTATGAAAGTCGTGCTTCTCATTTCCCAACGCGGCGATGTTCTCCAGCACTTCGCTATGAGTGCGCGCGACCGGGAACCTTGCAACGTCGATGTGGTGCGAACCGTCTTCGGTAGGAATTGCAATGGCTCCTGGCGCTGCCGCTGCGAATGTGCTTTTACCGATGCCGTCGACTCCGTAGATGACCATTCGGAGCGGGCGTGCTTCTCGCCCGCTGATGATGCTTGCAAGCTTGCTCACTGTTTAACCTCCTTTATGGTAACGGATGGCTTCTTTTCGCCTAACGTGAGCGCGTCTCGGATCTTTTCCCACAGTTCCGGGAACTCTCTCTCACATTCCCGGGTGGCTTTGCGATCTTCTACATACTCACGTCGGAACGGGAAGAAGTCATCTCGGATGGACTGGTTCAACGCTGCTAACTTGTCTTGGTCCCACTTGCGCGTATAACCGCACGTGATTGTCACTCCTTCCACCGTTACCGCACCCTCGGCTTTAAGTTTTTCGACCACATCCGGGTGGTTGATGATCTTCTGCTCAATCGCGATTCGCGCCTTCTTGCTCGCTTCCTCGTTCGATTTTGCGACGATAAGGATGTTCTTCAGTTCGTCCAACGTCATTGTCTAGTTCCTGTTAAGGGGTTGATAGTGTACCACACTTCTCAGCCAAGCGGGCCGAAGGTTGTGTCCGGTATGCTGTACCTGATTCTGAGTTCATAGTCTAGGATCTCGATCAGGTCCAATCTCTTCATGCGCCGCGCGACTTCGCTAGCGCGTGCCAGTCTGGCGACCTCGGCTGATTTGATTACGGCTCTGTGTTCGGCGTGTTCTGACGATGCGATGACTAGTGTGGTCATTGTTTATTCCTCATTTGTGTTTTCAGTGTCGAAAGATGCACTGTCTTCGTCATCGAAAATTTTCTCCCCATTGTATAAGAATGACACATAAGGAGACGAGCAGCACCCGCAAGACCACACAGACATCTCTATGCCGTGGCTCTTCAGTATATCGATCATTCTTTGCTTGCGTTGATTGCGTTCTTCTTGGTTCATGTCTTTCTCCGGTTCAGGTATTAGATTCTCCAGCGCGCCCGATTGTGCCGTCGTTTCTCAGGATAGCGTCAGGGTCTGTTCGCATACACGGAAGGTTGCTTCCCCACCGCAGGATTACGCCTTCTTTTGAGCCAAAACTCCCGAGATATTCGGACACATCCAGCCCCTGATCATCTCCCCATTCCGCGATGCGTTCACACGCCGCTTTGTCGCGCGTCGCTATTATGTATTGATCCAAGTAGGTGCCAGCACGGACCCGCTGCAGGATTTCATCGGCTACCTGCTCCAGAAACCCGTCCAGCTTGACCAAGTTCGGGCCGAATAAATCCTCGCCACGAGCGGCGATTTCGTCGTTTATTTTGTCTATTAGTTTCACAACTTTATCTCCTTTCAGCGCGCCATCATTGGCGCGGGTGGTGGGTTAGGCGGGGCATCTGCTTCTGCTGCGTATCGCCGACTCTACAGGATTTTCTGACTTCCAATCAGACTCATTAAAACAACAAATCCTATCGCTAGAATTTGCGCTTGGTCCGTTCGGCCAAACATCTACAGTAAGCCCAACCCAGTCATTTATTTGGGCATACACCCATAGCCCGGCCCATTCTTTGAATAAATCATGGTAATGTTTTCCATTGCAAAATGTTATGTAACCGCCTTTTGTAACCCTTCGCCAACCGCTGACGATAAAACCGTCTGGTGCTTTCTCGTCGTTCCATCGTCTTCCGTATCGGCGGCGTGTCGGACGTTCAGCGAACGGCATAGAATTCGACCATCTTGTTGCTGATATTTTTTGCATCAGCATGCTCCTCATAGTATTCGCCAAGCGCTGCAAGTCTTACATCCTGATAAAAGTGTCCGTTTTTTTTGCACCATTTGCCAAGCTGCAATTTTGCGCGCTTGGCGTTTGCCTTCCCTCCATCGATGGTTAGCCTAAGGAATTCTGCTTTTGCTTGTTCTAATGTGAGTGCGGTCATTTCAGTCTCCGGTTCAGTTTTCTCTCAACGTGGGTACAGTATCCTCATAAAGTTCGGCATTGTCAAGCGCACTACACATAAAAGTTTAAGAAAAAACCGTCCCCCTCGACGGTTCATTTCTTATGCTTGACCGTGCATGCAGCTGCATTCCTCACCCGCTGAAAGCCTCCACGCCATCCGCGTTAGAATGCCAGTCGTTAGCTCGGGCTGTTCGCAGCATCTTCCAGACACGCGGAATTCGTGTTGGCCGTTGCGTCCGAGAATAACGACCGCGATGCCCTCAATGCTTCCATCATCATGCAGTTCGTTTAGCCGATCCATCGCTGACTTTACCGACTGTGCAGCCTTGCATCTGAAGTGATGAACCGATGCCGTGCCCATTTCTATCTCTCCGGTTGTTGATTTGCGTCACAGTGTAACAAAAAAGTTACCGGATAGGTTCGGTAATACTTCACTTGTTTTCAGTCGCCGTTTGTGTTACGCGCGCGCGAACCATTAGAAGTCGGCAGGTCTTCGTAGCTCACGGTGCCGGTCACACTGGCACGCTGCACGGCTTCGCGCTGTATGGCGCGGATTAGTTCGTTTCCCATGTGGTCAGATCGCTCGGTCAGGTTGTGTATGCGGTAGATTTCCTCAAGCTGCTGCGTTGGCGAGAGCTTCGCGAACAAGCGAAGCATGATGTCCTCTCTGCTTTCGACTGGTCGAAGCGCATCAAACGCCTTACGGTCACTGATACCGTCGTCCGTGTGTCCACTGTCAAGGTACTCGGGCGTCGTGTGCAAGACGCGCGCCGCGTTGATTAAGTTGGGCCCCTTCAACTCTTTGATAGTTCCGTTTAGCCACTGGCTGATTGTCGCTTTGGTCAAGCCTAGTTCGTTGGCTAGGTCAGTCTGTGAAAGCCCTTGGATTTTACGAAGCCGGTCAAGTCGTTTTGCCCAATCCGGGATTTCGCGGATGGTTGTGTCTGCGTTGTCGTTCATGATTGCATCCTCATCTATTGCGTAACATCCCTATACGCTGTAGTATAGTAGTGTCCGGCGCGCTATACGCGCCAATTGGACAGTTCGTTAGCATAGTGTGATGCAGTTCACAAAGTCAAGGCAACCAACAAATGACAGACACTTACAATCCAAAACCACAAGCGGCTAAAAATTACGCAAGCCTAGGATGGCACGTTTTCCCTGTGTGGTGGATAAAACCGGACGGCGCGTGCGCGTGCGGCATGGAAGGATGCCACAACGCAGGCAAGCATCCCATCGGTCATCTAGTTCCAAAGGGTCAGAACGACGCGACCGACAACATCAACCGTATCAGCCAGTGGTGGAGCAGGGCACCCGAAGCGAATATCGGGCTGAACCTGGCGCGCAGCGGTTTAGCCGTGGTTGATGTCGATCCGCGGAACGGAGGCGTCGAGACTCTGGAGCAGATAGAGGCCGAGCGCGGACCGTTCCAAACCGACCTCCACCAATACAGTGGAGGGGCAGGGCAGCACTTCTTTTTCCTGCGACCGGATGACGTGGCCGGGATTCCTGGCACGCTCGGTGCTGGAATCGACATGCTCCTTAATAAGTACGTGCTGCTCGAACCGTCGAACCACGCCAGCGGAGGATCGTATGAGTGGGAAGCATCCAGCAGCCCTATGGATGGCAACGCGCCAGCACCTCTCCCGGACTGGATAAGGGACCTCGCTGTACGCAATGTTCAGCCGAATGAACGACACGAAACCGGGCTGCGTGCTGTGCCTGATGACGTACTGCATGACGTATGGGGCGCGCTCCAGGGAATGGATGCAGATGACCGTGATACGTGGATTCGCGTCGGAATGGCTCTGCGTGAGCTTGGGCACGATGGCTTGCTGATGTGGGACAAGTGGTCGCAGTCATCCGAAAAGTACCGACCTGGCGAGTGCGAGCGAAAATGGGAGAAAGATTTCAAGCCCGGTGCCGGTCTGCATTACGAAGCCGTGTTCGGTATGGCTCAGTCGTCCGGGTGGAAGAATCCGAAGGCGAAGCACGCGCCAGACGATGACGACTTCGTGATCGATCTGTCTGATATCCCGTCGTATCGCGAGATTGACACATCCGAAGAAGTCATCCACGTCCATGGTGGGTTAGGGATCCAGGATCTGGATACGATCAGGCCGGAAAATATCGATTGGCTGTGGCCCGGCTGGATACCGCGTCAAATGCTTATCGTGATCGGCGGTGATCCTGGCTGCGGCAAAACGATGATTTGTTGTTCTATAGCTGCGTGTATTACGAATCGCGTGCCGTTCCCTGATGGTTATATCCTTGAGAATCCAGAGCGCGTCCTGATGATGACGACGGAGGATGACCTTAAGAAGACAATTGCCCCACGTATGTACGCCGCTGGCGTCGATCCTAGCATGGTTTCAATGCTGCGTTATACGATGGGTAATAATAACTCACCGACTCCATTCAATCCAAAGACTGATATTCCTTTAATCGCGAAAGCATTTAAGGATCGTCCTTTCGGGTTACTTATACTCGACTCTCTTGCTGACTGTATATCAGGAGATAGTAACAAGAACGAAGATGTGCGCGCATCGCTCAATGTATTATCCCAGATGTCCGAGCATTGCGGGTTCGGAGTATTAGGTGTATTACATCAGGCAAAGGGCAGCGCAGGTCAAAAGGCTTCCATGCGTTTATTGGGCTCGGTTGCTTTTAGCGGCAAACCGCGAAGCGTTATTAGCGCATGCAAAGGCGAGAATGGCGCGGATTCTGTTATGGTTATGTCTAAGACGAATATCACAAACCCTGATAAGGGATTTAGTTATGGAATGGATTCAATGGATATCGTCAGTCGTGGCGATACGATCCGAGATTGCTTCCATATCAAGTGGGGAGAGTATTTCGAGAATGGGGCAACCGCAGTGCTGAACGCTGCAGAGGGCGTTGTGGCTGCTCCAGGGCCACGTGCGGCGGTTGGGGCTACCGATGCTGCGGACTACATACTTTCGTTGCTTGAAGATGGTCCATCGGTCGGAGATGACCTTGAGGCCGACTGCGTGCTTTACGGGATCTCTCCGAAGACTTTCGCTAGGGCGCGCTCGCAGCTGCGAAAGGATGGTGTCATCCAATCACAACGACGGTTCGACAACAAAGTGGAGTGGTGTCTGGTGTAGCAAAAAATGCTTGACAAGTTCCGCAGAGTGTGGGAGACTATACCCACGCTAAGAAATCAACCACACCGGAGCCGAACATGAACGCATTCTTCGACATCTCTGACGCAAACGGCACTTTCTCTGCCATGATGGCAGCAACCGATCGCCTATCGCAAGACATGAACGCAAAGGCTTTTGGTGCAATGATGTGGTCGTCACTGTCCGAAAAGAACCGCGAACTCTACCGCATCGCGTTTCCTGTTGATGGCATCGGCTGCGGCTTCAACGCTGAAGCGGCAAACGCAGAGAACAACATCTTAGCGCGCCAAGAGCGCTACGGATTCCACGACTAAAATATCGACTCAACACCTCCTAAGCCCGCTTCGGCGGGCTTTTTCTTGCCAAGAGCATGAAGTGTAATGTTATAACATGCCATCTACTCTCTATCTACTTGAGTAAATTTATATATATATTACCTAATTCCCAATTAGACCCCCTCGACACAAATTAATTGGCCATTGGCTAAAAGGGGTAAATTCCCTATTAGGAACAGTCGGTTAACCTTTTGGCCAACCTACCAACTGGCCAAAAGCCTCTTGGCCAATTAAAGACACTGGCCAAAAGGTTAAGCGCTTGTTTTATATGGCGAAAAGAGGCCTTTTGGCCAATGGCCAATTGTCAGACACTCGGGGCATTTGGCGATTGATCCATAATCTAACCCCCCATTCGGTTGCGCTGCAGCATAAGGTTTGCTTATGATAGGATGATCCATAAGCGTACCCCATGACCGTGTGCAGTGCAGCATAAGAAATGCTTATGCGTGTCTTTGTGTGGCACGCTTGACATCATCGTGCCGGTGTGTGGTATGCTTTACCCAATGCCGGAGTTCGGCAGAACTACCGAAGAGAATCAGACAATGAAACCGTTCGATCTGGAATCCGCGAAGGCTGGACAAAAGATGTTGTCGTTGGGTGGGCACACTTGCACTTTTGTAGGGTTTAGCCGAGATGGGCAGGTGGTTGCGGAGTCGCTGCATGGTGGGTTGATCATCTCAGTCCGTCCTGAGAACTTGAAAATGATCGAGGAAAAAAAGACGTACTACGTCAATGTGTACAGGAATATCCGGCTTGACAAAGTAAGCATTGGGAACGCATACACGCAAAAAGGCAAGACGGACATTGGGCCGGAATACGAATACATCAAAACAATCGAATTTGAGGCGTAACCAATGAACTTGGAAGAAAAGCAAGCAGCAATCTCCGCACTGGCGGCAGGTGTCAGCTCGCACTGGAAGGATCATGGATGTATGTATGACGAGCCAGTCGCGTGGCATCTTGGATTCATTCAGCAGATCCTTGGAACCATGTCGCAACAACTAGCGAAGGATGACTTGGGGCCGTACGCGGCCCGGTGGTTCGCGGCAGAAATCGCTTATCACGCGCTGCTCATCGAGTATAAGTCGAGGGCGCAATGATGGAACGGCCAAAGCGTCCAGAGAATTACGACTTCTGTCTTAGCGTATTGGGAGACCCTGAGGAGACGGAGCTTAACGATTACGTCGATGCGTTGGAGTCGTATTGCGACGAGATCGAAGACGAGAATGAGCACTTAGGCTCAGTATATCGAAGCTCTCATGGTATGAAAATAATAATGCCATTCCCGCCATCAGTTAATAGTTACTGGCGGCGCAGTGGGAACCACACGCACATATCTAATAAGGGGCGTGAGTATC